AAATTGTTTCCTTCTCTTTGAAGTTCTACAATTTTATGAGAAACTCTGTCAAGGTTAACAGTAGGTCCGTCTGGATGACCAAGTTCTCCAAGAGCACGACCTTTATTCACATATTGCTCAGTGTAACGCTTAACTTCACGCTCCATTACAGGCATACGATACATTCTACCGTTTCTGTTTACCTGTTCTGCTTGTAGAAATACTCCTTTGATAAAGAGATTTTTTTTACCATTTGATTCTTCGGTAAGAACTTCTACTTTTTCGATTTCTTCTCTGATTAGTTTCATTTTTTTAGTTGGTGAGACCTACTTTTGATGCTTTAATCGCAGTGGATGTCCAAATAACATCCGTTGAATACTTCTCTAAAAATTCAACACTATTTGCGGGCATACTAAAATATGATGTTGTTGCTGCTCCTACAATTGTTGAAACACCAACAGTCGCAACTCCACTTGTATTATTATGCAATCTTACGCAAGTTGCATTTCCAATACTAGTTGCAGCTCCAGCAGAAGTTGCTGTAGTCACCTCAGTTTCAATTATTTTTGTTCTTTGCATCTCTAATGTATAATACTTAATAGTTATTTATTATATGTATTATTCTTCAGATTCTTCAGAAGAACTAAATTGATCTTCTCCAAATAAACCTGCTGCTACTTCAGGACGGAAAGAATCAATTTTTTCTGCTGATTTTGTAAAAAGAATGTCTTTGATTTTATCGCTGATTTGTGCTGGTGATTCATCAGCAATAATCATATCCATAAGTTCATCCATTGTTTTTATTTCAAGTTGTAATCTCTTGTATTTATATCATGCCACCCTTGGGCATCTTCATTGGACCAGCATCAAGATCTGCTGCATTTTTAGTTGCGTCTGCATCTACGATTGATGCATCAACTTCAGGTTCATTGACTGGTTGACCCAAATCTGTTGTGGGTTGAGATTGATCCATTGGTAGTCCAGTATTTGGATCTACTGAAATGCTTGGATCTGGAATCAGACCATCTTTAATTTCTTTTTTAATCAATTCATTTTGCTCAAGAATTTCTTGATCCGTTTGACGAAGAATTTTTCTTCTGAGATAATCTTGAGAGAAGTATTTTCCAACATATGGTTCGGCAGTTTGAACCATTGCTAATCTTTCATTAAGAAGTTCTGCTTCTTTTAATTCTGCAAAGTGATTATCGTATAAGAAATCATACTGGATATGCTCTTCCATGATTTCCCAATCTTCGGGGGTAATAATATTTTTAAGGATCAATTGAGTTTTTAGCATATCATTAAACATGTATGAGAATCTCTTTCTCAAACGAGCAACGAATTTGCTGAACTTAACTTCATCACGAAGAATCTCTGAAGAACGACCTAAATTAAATCCACCTTCTCCATCCATTCTTGATGGTGGAACATTAAGTGAACGATATAGTTTCTTCTTGAAGTATTCAATATCAGTAATTTCTCCAAGGTTTTGTCCACCAGGAAGTGTAGTGATTTCTGTACCACGACCACCTTCACGACGAGGTAACCAGAAATCTTCAAGCATACTCATGAACTTTTTATCGTCACGAATTTCTCCAGTGGATGCATCGTAAACTAATTTATTACGATAACGCATCATAACATCGCGGAGATATTGTTCTGCTTTTACCTTGGGTAGATTACCCACATCAATGTAGAAAATTCTACGCTCTGGAGCACGAGATAAACGATAAATTACAAGAGAGTCCTCAATCATACGGAGTTGATTGAGAGATTTAATTGCTTTATGAAGATATGATAGAGTTGATCCTTTGTTTCTGTCTACAAGACCAGAAGTACAATAAGTAACAGAATCTCTTGTCATTTTAATTCCACCAGTTCCACCCAAAGCAGATGGATTATTGGTTGGATAATTCATCTTTGGATTATAGATGAAATATTCTTCAATTTTTGGAAACTCATAATCCATCGGATTATCAGTATTCACATTTGCTAATCTAAAATTATCTTTATTTTTTACTGTTTGTTGACGTACATAACGCATTTTCATTGCGTCAATGTAACGAAGTTCTTGAATACCTTCATGTGGATTCTTTAGATCTACTACTTTATGATAATATAGTCTTCCGTCAATATACCAGTTTCTATAAATTTCGTGAGATTTTCTATCAAAATCTAGAAGTTCAAGAATATATTTAAACTCTTTTCTTATTTTTGTTTTGATTCCATCGCTAGCATTTAAATTTGATAGTTCAATCTGAACAGGACTATCATTTGTATCAGAAACAATTGCTTCATTTACAATATCTTCAATAGCACTATCACACTCTGGGTGGAGTGCCATTTCACGGTATCTTTTAATTAAATCAAATTCTGTTCTATAAACACCTTCAATATCTACATATGAACCAAAAAACCCACTGCTTAAATAGTGGTCAACCCCGTCCTCATTATTAGGAGGAACGGGGGAAACCGCAGTGGGTGATAATTGTTCAGTATCCTCAATAGAGAATCCAAATAATTTTGCCATAATTTATTAAACTAGCGAATACCTTTTCAGTATTTATCTAATTAAATTATGCTTGATCTCTGGTCCAAGCGCCTGGTTCCCAGTATTGAACTTGGAACTCAACTGTATATTCTTCAATAGTATCTGAAGAATCATATGAAAGATCAATTGCTGAGATATTTGTTGGGAAAATATCAAAGAAAGTATATGTTTTCAGTGGAGTAATTGGCGAACCATTTACGATTGATGAATTTGAAGATGATTCAATTCCATTGTCTGCACCTCTTCCGAGTTGATGTACAAGAGCATTAGTCATGTACTCACCTGGTTGAGTTGCACCAGTGTTGTTGCTGTTCTTACTGATTCCTTGCATCCATGCTTCAAAAGCATTTCTAATCAAGAAGTTTTCATCGTTGATGATGGTAACGGTCCAAACATCAAAGGTTCTGTCTCCAGCAACTTTTAATGTACGACCTCTGAATGGAACTTCAATAGGTGCAATATTTGATGCTGGAAGTTGTGCAGCTTTGCACATGAACTTGAATAAATCTGCTTCCTGGTTATCACCAGTTCTCCAAACATTTCCACCTGCAGCAACAGGGAATGATGGAATTTCAACTTCAAATAGGTTTGGTCTTGCGCCACCTCCAGCAAGTTTTGATTTAAAAGCGGTGATTGTTCTGAGAGTGGACATTTTGAGTTCCTCCTTCTGTAATTAATTTAGGTTAGATTAAACTGATCCAGCCACTTCTTCAAAACTTACACCCGTTCTAGTGGCAACGAATGTTAGAGTGATATAGTTAATTGACTTGGTTGGTTTCAGGAAGATGTCAGCTCTGAATTCATTATTATCAATCACATCTGGAGTATTGTTTGACTCATCGCAAATAACGATGAAATCGTAAATACCTCTCTTTGCTTGAACATCACGTAGGTATGGTTCAACAATGTTAACGAAGTTTGATCTTGTTGTTTGATCATTCAGTTCAAATAGTTGTGCTTGAGCAGATCTTTCAAGTGCTTGCTCAACAGTCAAGAACAATCTACGAACGTTGATTCTATCAAATGCTGATGGATAAGAAAGTGCAGTCTTATCACCGAATAGAAGAACACCAATGCCAGGTTGATTGACAATTGAGTTCACTCTTGCAGTGTATAGAACGTCTCTCTGTGCTCTGGATGGGTTGTATGCAAGTTTAATTGCATTATTCAGTACCCCTCTTTGCTGTCCTGCAGGTGAGAACCAAGGGAATCCAGTAATATTTGTTCTAGTCATAAGACCAGCAATATCACCGTTGCAAGGAATATATCTGAATGTATTATTGAAGCGATCATAAGTGTACTTATAACCACTATCAAAGATTGCATAAGAAGAAGACGTAATTGGTGAGAAGAATCTAATTACGTTATCAGTTTGTGTATCAGTATTAGTAATATCTACAATACCTGCTCTATGTGGAGAAATTACCGCAACACAGTCCTTTCTGCTTTCTGCAACAGCAATCAATTTGTTTGCTTTTGCTTGAGATTCTGACTCTTGAAGGAGACCAGGACCATTTAAGAGATAATCAACTTGGATTTCGTCCTTATTTGCAAACAAATCATATGCTGTAGAAATTGAACCTAGATCTGCTTGCATTCCGCCAGCAGCAGAGTAATCAACACCTGCGCTTAAGGTATAAGTTACATTACCTAATGCACTAAATGCAACTCCTTGTGCATTTTGTCCCCATAGACCTTGACCAGTTGTATATTTTGTATATGAAGTAGAGAAACCAGTCGCAACAGGTGATGTTCTATTATATGCATCCCCTGCTTGAGAAGGATTATAACCAGCATACAGATATTGTGAGAAATCTGCAAGATAATTCTTGTACCAGATTCTTTGTGGAGAATTTATTTGAGAAATTGAGTCAAGTGCCTTTGAAACACTTACGTGCTTTTCAAGAAGATTACCCTGAATTCCAGTTACTGATCCATTGTCATCCACGATAGCAATGTGCATTGCATCGTTTTTACCATTTCTAGCAATAGAGTATGCATTGGTTATTGGTTTTGGTGCAATTGACTTCCAGTAAATGACTGAATTTGTAAGACCAAGAGTTTGTTGATCGTACCAGTCAAGAACTTGACCTGCTGCAGCTCCACCACTTGCGGAAAGACCAGTATTAATTCCTGAGTTGTTAACAAAGTATAGAGTGTCAGTTTGCTCAAATGAAGCAACTGAGTTACCTTCGGAGTAAGTTATTGCAGTTTCTGTTCCAGCAGAAGAAACTCTAGAAACGATCTTAACATCAATAGTGCTGCTTCCGTTGGTAGTATCTGTTGAAACACCGGTGATGATACCTTTCAGATAACCAGTGAAAGAAGTTGTGGTTCCTACTCCTGCAATTGCAGTGCTTGTAATTGCAGATGTAATACCATAACCTACCTGAGCACCAAGATTGCTTAAGTTAGTTGTATTAATACCGATTCTTTGATCTGCGAAGTCATCAATAAAGCAAACCTTAAGGTTGTTTGCCCATGAACCTGGATTCTTTGCAGCATATACAAACTGAACACCTTCACCAGACCAGGTGTTGTTATAGTTGTCGTAGTTCTTAATTTTTGCATTCGTTGTTGCTGCATATCCAACAGCAGCATTTGCATTGTTTAGAGTTGTACCATCAACTCTAGCAACTTTAAGAACACCACCATATGAAAGGAATGATGATGCTGTCATCCAATACTCATACTGAGCATCGGTTGAAATTGGTTTTCCAAAAGTGTTAATTAATTCTTGCTCTGTTGTGATGTCAATTGCTTGCTCCACAGGACCAATTGCAAAAGGTCCCGCAATTGCACCAATGTTATCTAATACGTTATCAGCTCTCCCAACAGTTAAATCAACTTCCCTAGTAAGTACTCCAGGAGATAATTGAGGAGTCGCCATGTTTTTCTCCGTAAATCTCAGTTTATCTAAAAAATATTTATTAAAAAATTACTTTTCAAAAGGAAAACATGACGTGAACATCTTTACCAGTCAGGATATTCCCATCTATCAAAAACTCTTGAAATCATTCTATTGGTGACAACTCTTTTTATTGAACATTCTTTGCACTCATACGCATATGATGATGCAACGGGACCTCTTTCTTTATGAGTTCTGTAAAAACTATCAATTAAATTTTTAACTTCTCCACAAGATCTACATTTTCTATCTGTAAGCAATAAATGACTTAATTTTATTTGCTTATCTAGATCCATTACATATACTCCCACATATATGACCTATCACCATATTCATCGGTAAACCATCTATCACCTTCAGCATCAACAAAACTATTTCCATCCAATCCATCAGATATAAATCCAAAAGGTGCCATATCTTGTTCTATCTGATTCTTTTGTTCTTCATATAATCTTTTTCTTACATCTTGGTCAGTAAGTTCTTTGAAATAGTCCTGTGCAACTAACCATGCATAAATTACTAGACACATTGCAAGGTCATCATTACAACCTTCTTCTGCTTCAAAAGAATTGTGTTTTTGAATAAAAGTTGTTAACTCTGAAATGATCTCATAGTCATTTAAATATAACTTATCTTCCTCAATCATTGTCTTGAGATTGAGACATCCAACTTTTTTAACAGTTTTGGACATCTTAACTCCAAGTTGAGTTTTCTTTCCAGAAAATCCTTGTCCAACAATTTGACCTGCTCTACCTCTCATTGAACACATGAGGAGGTTCTTATATTCTAGGTCATACTGAAGAATACTTGCTACTTGGTCTCCAACATCATTTACTTCGCATAAAATGTATGCGTCATTATAACTTCTACCTACTTCATCAATGATACTTGGAAAAAGCATAGGTTTGATTTCATTATTTCTATACTTTGCAACAACTCTATGAGGAAACTGAGTTATGTCTACAACAGTGAAAGCAGAGTAATCGTTTCCAACACCTCTAGCAACGTCTACAGTGATCAAGTAATCGTGATTCTCTACTGGATCCACATAAACATCTAAACCTGCGCTGCGGGTCTTAGGATGGTCATAGACGAGGTTTCTGAGTTTAGATGGTGCAATTAGAGTATCAACAGATCCTAAGAATTCGCATTCAAACTCAACCTTGAATTGTTGTTCTGAAGTGTTTGCAATCGTTTGCTTCTTCCATTCCTCATCTCTTCCAGGAACTTCAGACCAATGAACATCTGTATAAACGTATTCATTTTTACCCTTTTCTGCGTCATGCCACATGCGGTAGAAATGATTCATACCATGTGGTGTGGATACAATAATTACTTTTGTGTTTTTACCTGAAGTAATTGTTGGATATACTGATGCAAAGAACGAATCTGCGATATGATTTGGAACGAACGCAAATTCGTCCAAAAATAAGATATTGAATGACATACCACGAACCGCAGAAGCAGAAGTAGAAGCAGCCAGGATCTTACTTCCATTCTCAAGTTCAAGAGAGCCTTTGTTCCAGGAGATGATTCCCTGTTGCATCCACTTTGGTAGATTTTCATATGCTGTTTGCAATCTGTCTAATAGTTCTCTAGCAGTTGCTGCTTTGTTTGCAAGAATACCAATGTTTACATTGTCATTAAACACTGCAAAGTGTAGTAGAAAAGATACTACAGTCGTAGATTTACCTGTCTGGCGAGGCATCTTACAGATATTAAATCTATGATTGTGGAAATTGTTAATTAACTTTTCCTGGAAGTGATAAGGTTTAAAAGTTTGAAGACCATGATCAAGAGTAACAATCTTTACATAGTTGTTTGCAAAATAAACAGGATCATCTTTACACTTAATAAATTCCTCAATTTGCTCTTGAGTAAATTCAATTGGAGTATTTGCTTTTTTCAGTAAAGGATTACCAAGATATACATCACTCATAAAAATTACCTCTGCTCAATCCAGTTCAGAACTGCAAGTGCTGCTTTGTTACTATTAGGACTTGCACAAGCAAGAGTATAAGTATCACTGATTGTTCCAATACCACTTCTACCTAACTGAAGTGCTGCTCTAACATCAAGATCAACTAGAGTCCCACCACTACCACCAATCACAAAACCACTCAAAAGATCGCTTCCACCAGATACTGCTGTTTGAGTTATATTGTATTGCATAAAGGAGTTTGGATCTGGATGGTCCACCCAAGTTCCTCCAGTCAATGTTGCATTTTGTAGAAGTTTCCAATACACATTCGTATTATCATTGGTTGCTGCCTGTAATGATCTCAAAAGCATTACACCAGTTAGGTTATTCGACTTTAGACGAAGACTTATAATTGGGTAGAATGTATTTGACACTGACATAGTTGTCCCTGTGATGGGATTGGATATACTCAAAAGAGTTCCAAGTTTTTCTGGTTCTCCTTCCTGAATAAGAGAATTAGAACCCTGGTATAGGTAATGATTTCCTGCAACACCAGTTACATTTTCAATCTCAAGTCTAATTGGTAAGAATGGAGTAGAACACCACACTCCTGGATTGGTATTTGAGTTCTCAAAAGTATGAGATGCAACAGTCTCATTCTTCATCAACCAAGCAAATTGCACAATGCCAGCACCATACCATTCATAGTTAATGGAAATCATTTGTTGTTTTGTTGGATCTGCAGTTACTCCAGTCCAACCATTTCCATCAAACTTCTCACCATTCCAATCGTCTCTGTATACTCTGGTTTCTGTAACAATTCCAGTTACACTACTACGTAGTACATAAGAATATGTTCCACCATCATCCTCAAAATAAACACCGTTGTTTTCATCAAACAATCCAAATCTTCTGCGAATACCTACCTGTGGTGTAGTAAGACGAATTGCGAATGCGAGTGTTGCACCTCTACCAGGAATGTATCTCATCACATTCTTGGTTTGACGAACAATTTTGCTACCAGCAGTAGATCCAACTTGCATAATCACATTACTTGATGCTGCATTGTGAATTGCGGTTCCAACTCCAACTATTCTTTCATCCCATACATCAGTCTCTTTACCATACTGGAAAGTATTAAAGAATACTGTTTGGAAAGGAGCAACTTTGAGACGATTGTTGTTGGTGAATTGAGGTCTCCAGTCCGTCTGGTTTCCCCAGTGATCTGCAATATTAAAGACCTCA